ATTTTCACCTATGGCAATAGAACTAGGGTTTTGGGAATTATACCCAGCATTATTGCCAATAGCAACACACGATCCTTTCTGTACATTATACCCGGCATTTTTACCGATTGCTATAGATGGACCACCATCATCACTACCCAAAATCCCGCCTTGAGTAGTTTTTCCAGCATTAGAACCTATAGCAACTGAATCAGGGTATTGGTTAGAATAGCCCGCGTATGTTCCTATAGCAATCCCAGGTCCTCCGCCTCCATCGCCTTCAGAACCAAACCCACCACCTTGGAGAGTGAATCCCGCATTGTATCCTATTGCGATAGAGTGTCTTGATTGAGTAGATGTTTCTCCTTCACCACCAGCACCAATCCCAATTGGAATAGGATCAATCGCTAGACTGAACGATGGACCCGGATCTCCTTTTACACCCTGAATGCCTTGTGCGCCGGTAATACCCATACCAGTAGGACCAGTAGCTCCTTTAGTACCAGTCGCTCCGGTAGGACCAATAGGCCCAATATTTCCCTGTGGTCCTGCGACGCCCGGAGCCGCACATACAGTACGGCTTTGAGCTAAGTACTGACTTACCGACAAGAACGGCATTTATGTTAAACTCATATTTTCATATTCCCATGTTATCAGTAAGAATGGAAGAGCAGCCGCCACAGACATATCAGGAAATGCTGGCGGAAATTTATGAAGAAAATGCCGATAACCAGTATGTCGTAAACCGATTTTACGAGGATGAAGATGTGGATGGGTTTGATGAAGATAAGTATTCTGAACTTGCGATCGAAGATAGGGAAGAATTCAATAAGTTTCAAGGTGACCGAAACAAACCTGAGCATGTCGTAAAACCTCCACCGTCCACAAATGAACAGGGTAAGTCATCGTATGCGTACAATAAAGATATTCGAACCACAGTTGTGAACATCGACGGCCGTTTCCGTGAAACGTCCACTCCTAATGTCGCACGAGACACGCGATCAGCATGTGCCGCTCAAGCAGCAATTGTTTCGAATTTTGGTACATCGTCGGGAACGGAGTTTGCTATTATGTTGGGAAGGCAGTACAAGAACGTCTCATCGGTAAAGGTAACATCTTTAGAGCTGGAAAACAGTTTTTATACCTTTACTGCTTTAGATCCAATAAGTGGAATTGGGCGAGATAATACAATATTCAATATTACACTGTGGCCATCCAATGATCAAACTATCGGAGTTACAGGTGTTACGGGACCTTCTGTAACTGTAACTATCCCTGATGGAAATTATGATCTACCACTTCTAACCTCCACAATTATTTCAAACACGATAAGTACCGTTTCTTCAGCATACGGAATGACTGGGACTACAGGATATACTGGAAACACCGGATACTTTTATTTTGGAATTAATCAAGATCCTCGTACATTGAAGCTCACAGTCACTTCAAATCACGAATTCAATATTGATTTTCCAGTGACAACTGATAATTTTACGAAGAACGGGTTAGGGTACAATTTAGGATTTTATAATTCGAATGATAATCTGTCCACGTATACCTCTCCTTACACATTAGTCGCCGATACAAGACCCGACGTTAAACAAGATTTTTATGTCTACATTGTTATCAACGATTGGTATCAAGTTCAACACCAGTATCCTGATCAAACTAAACTATCGGCATTCTTGAAAGTTCCCATAACGGTTCCTAAGTTCACAGTTCAGTACGATAACGTACAGTTAGATACGACTACTAAAGAGTACTTCTTCCCACAACCTACAAATATCCAAAAATTACAAATCAGTATTGTAGATACGTATGGTAAAGTACTAGATATGCACGGTGGATCGTTTTCGATGAGTTTAGCTATTAGTGAGATCCTTCAGTCAAATATCTATGAAAAATTGTTGCAGATCTAATAATGGAAAAGTCGGTTCTAGAGCAGATCCAGGATCCGTATGTCCCTAACCGATACAATATGACATCCACATCGCAGCAGTTTCCGGCACCGAAACACAGTGGTCCGGTACCGAACATGAGCGATCCTAGCATTCGTGATTTTGCGGCTCGGCCGTACAAGCTTTACACCGAAGCCCCTCCGATATTTGGAACGACGAATCGGTTCGATATGGTTGGGCATATTCATCAGGAGACGCCGCTGAATACCGTGTTTTTCAGCGATGCTAATGTGGATAAACTTCAGGCAGATATTCAGGCCCAAGTTCTATTACTCAGCGGAGGAAAGTACCATATTGATCGCCAGAATGATGACGATCTCAAAATCATTATGCGCAGCTACTACCTCATGTTTTCCGAGAACAATCCCAAGAACGTAGCTGCCGAACTTTCTGATCTGAATTCGCGTGTCGTGGGGTATGCTTCAGCCAAGGTTTATTCGGAAGTAGACTTTCATATGTTCTACCGCAAAGACATCGAGGATTTCGCACCAGCCATTGCAAACCCAATGAATCCTCACGTGTATGGTACGCGTACGGGTGAGCTGAAATCGTTCTTCTAAATATCTAATGGACGTGTGCCTATTTCACACTCGCACGTACGGAAAACTACATCAAACTCTTTATGTGTTTGAGCCCACTTGGGACTCATTCCGACCTATTACGAAAGTAGGCTGGGATGGTAAGAAGTTTTCGACTGACGAACCTTTCAAATCTAATTTGTTTTCGCCTTATTATGGGTTCGAAAGTCCGGAACAAAAAGAGTTATGCCGTGAATTGACCGAAGCTACTGAGCTGAATGGCCGAGAGATCATTGATCCTATCGAGTTCTGGAAGTGGGCTGGTATGGCAAGCGCTTCATGGTTTCGTGATCGTCCTTGTGTATTTCTTACCGAATGTACACCTAAAAATTGGCACGAGTACATTAAATATACTGGATCTCGTGGGAAAACGCTGAGGCGTCGGATTCCGTCTGGGCGCGTCACAAGGCGTTTAATCAGGAAATAAGTACTTTACAAAATGAAGGTGAACATCATTTCCAACTTTAAGTCGCGCACAGGACTTATGCACGACGTTCATATTTTACGAGGAATCTGGACATCGGTGTATGAAGACGCAAAGTTCTTTCGAGTTCATTATATGCTTCCTGAATGTCCGGATGCTGACGTAAACATATTCATGGAAGTCATTTCTCCTTTGCTGTTTCCGTATGCTGGAAAGAATATTTGGATCCCAAATCCGGAATGGACGTACAAGTCTTGGGTTCCGTACATTTCCCAAGTTGATGAGATTTGGGCAAAGACGCACGAGTGTTACGATCTGTTCAAGCAGTATACCCCTAACGTAAAGTACATTGGATGGACGTCTATGGATAAGCACTGGATTCCCGAAACCGACAAGAAGAATTACTATAAGGCGATTGTTCCGGTAGGCAAGAACATCTATCGCCACCCGAAACCAATTCTTCAGGCATACCAGCGTCTTCTGTCCAGACCCGAGCTTTACCGAAAGCTTCCTACCCTCCACATTCCTTATTCTGACAGCGATGTCACGATTATTGTGCCTGAAGATATTTCTTCAAAAGTTGTTCTGTACAAGAAACCTCTGACAGAAAACGAGTACGATGATCTGTTCCGCGAATGTGGACTGTGTATTTGTTTGTCGGTATCGGAAGGATTCTGCCATGCGGTGAATGAGGGATTATCGGCCGGATGTAACGTCTTGGTCTCACCTATTCGTCCGTTCCTAGAAGATGTCGCAGGACCGCCACAGTCTGGAGTTTTTTATTCTCGCGAGTCACGTCGTCTAGACCAGCCAGAGTGTCTTGGAGTGTTCGTAGACTCCGATGTTCGATCTATAATGGACGCACTGGAACTTTACTGCGACACGGATTTCAAGTACAAGCGTATCGGTTCTCAAATTTGTCGAGAACTGTACGGCACTCATCATCAATCATTTATTGACCGAATGAAGCTGATGCTTCCTACTCTAGATATCAAGCCGTATTCTCTCAAGGATACTTTGCCCAAGGAGGATGCGCTACCAGATGTCAGTATCGTCATGATCACAAAGGATCGGCGCATTTTTATGCCGGTGGCCAAGTATTCATACATGATCCAGTCATATCCCGAGAGCAAACTTGAGCTGGTGATTGTTGATGATGGAGACGATCCGATTGAAGATACTCTATTTGGAGTCCCGAACGTAAAGTACGTCCGTTGCGAAAAGATGACGGTGTCCCAGAAGCGTAATTTGGGTGTGAAGGAGGCGATGTATGATATTGTGGCGTTCATGGACGACGACGATGTGTACCCCAACAATTCAATCCTTCATCGCACGGCAATGTTGATGAAAGAGCCAAAGAAGGAGTGTGCCTTCTGTACTACGATTCCATGCTACGATATTTCCAACTATTCTTCGTTTATGAATGTACCACCGATGACTTTGGAGCAGTCGAAGCGTGTATCTGAAGCTACTCTGATTTTCACCAAAAAGTTCTGGGAAGAGCGTGGGTTTCAGGATGATATTCAAGTAGGTGAGGGAGACGCATTCATTCACGGTCGTGAGCAAATGTGTCGCGAGTTATCGCCGCAGGAAGTTATTGTGAGTTTAGTTCATCCTCTGAATACTAGCTCGCGTCGTACTCCGACAATGAAGGAACCCAATGGGAATCATTACGGGTTCAATGAAAAACTGTTTGCGATGGTGTCCCAGATCGGCGAGGAACTGAAGGAGAAGGCTACACCTAAGCTAGATGCTTAGAAGAGGCCGAACACCTTGCGGGAGCGGCGGCTCTTGCGACGTCCAGCCGTCTTGCGGTGGCGGCGGCCGCCCAGCGCGGGGGCAGCAGCGGCATCCTTAACGACCTCGCCAGTCTTAGCAACACCATCTACGGCAGCCGGCTCGGCGCTGGCACCGCCACGCATGCGGAGACCCTTCTTGGCGAGCATCTTACGGACCGTCTTCTTCTTGACGAGGCGCAGGTGCGTCTTGACGCCCTTGCGGGAGCGGCGGCGGCCACCAACGGCAGCGGGGGAGAGAGCAGATGAACCACCAACAGCACCGTCCATTTTTGTTTTATACTCTTTCTAGGAGAAATTGTTTAGGCTGAGCAGGATTGGCAAGGCTCTACTGTAAATTTCTGTGCGGAGGCCGCGGCTTTTGTACGCAGATAATAGCATCCAGTTTTTAGACCCTGCTTCCATGCGTAAATATGCATCGAAGAGATCTTGGCATACGTAGGTTCCGTCAGAAATAAGTTGAGAGACTGTGACTGGCAAATGAATGGAGCCCGATCTCTCGCCATATTAATCAGCGTCTTTTGGGGAATCTCCCATGCAGTCTTATACAGTTCCTTCAGATCATCGGGGATCTCCTCAATGTTCTGAATAGATCCATTATTGTTCATAATCTGTTCACGCGTCCATGAGTTCCAAAGTCGAAGCTTGATTAAGTCAGCAACGAGGTACTTGTTCACCACCATGAAGTCTCCAGCCAATACACGGCGCGTATACAGATTGGACGTGAACGGTTCAAAGCATTCGTTATTCCCGAGAATCTGTGATGTGGACGCAGTAGGCATGGGAGCTACGAGTAGAGAGTTGCGGATACCATACCGCTGCATATCTCGCCGCAGTCCGTCCCAGTCTAGGGAAGGATTGGACTCAACGTTCCACAAATCAAACTGGAACTTGCCCTTGGATGTCGGTGACCCTGAATATGAAGGGTAGTGCCCTGCCTTTTCAATTACGGGCATTCCGCGCCAATACGCTTCCGACGTAGCTGAGGCTGCAGTTTCAATACTAGACTGACAGGCTGCGTAATAGATATTTTCGAAGATATCACGGTTGAGTTTCTGGGCTTCGGGAGAAGACCAAGGTAGACGCATTAGAGCAAATACATCCGCCAGTCCCTGTACACCAATTCCTATAGGACGATTACGCATATTCGACGCACGAGTTTCGGGGGTAGGGTAGAAGTTATTATCAATAACAATATCCAGATTTCGAGCGAGAATCGCAGTATACACCCGAAGCTTACCAAAATTGAACTCTCCATTCTCCACGAATTTCGGGAGTGCTAGTGAACCCAAGTTACATACAGCTGTCTCAGTCGGAGACGTGTACTCCATGATCTCGGTACACAGATTCGAAGACTTGATCGTACCCAGATTCTGCTGATTCGACTTAGAGTTAGCCGCGTCTTTGTAGCACAAGTAAGGATTACCCGTCTGAATCTGACAGTCAAGAATCATCTGCCAGATCTTCTGAGCCGGAACAGTCTTTCGTCCAAGTCCTTCGGATTCGTACTTCACATACAGTTCTTCAAACTTCTCGCCCCAAACTTCGTCAAGACCGGGGCATTCCTTGGGACACATTAGAGTCCAGTCTCCATTGGACTCGACCCGCTTCATGAACAGGTCACAAATCCAGAGTCCGTAGAATAGATCGCGTGCCCGATCTTCTTCGGCACCCTGATTGAGGCGAAGACGCAAGAAGTCCTCAATGTCCGCATGCCACGGCTCTAGATAAATCGCGAACGAACCGTTGCGCTTTCCACCCTGGTTAACGTACTTAGCGGTATCGTTAAACACTTTTAGCATAGGAACCAAGCCAGTAGACTCGCCGTTCGTACCGTGAATCTTCGAGCCACGAGCACGAACATTATGGACAGATAAACCAATCCCACCTGCCCACTTAGAGATCTGGGCACAATCGCCCAAAGTCTTATAAATCCCCTGAATTGAATCATCAGCCATTTGAATCAGGAAACATGATGATAGCTGAGGAGTTTGAGTTCCTGAATTGAATAGGGTTGGGGTTGCGTGAATGAAGTACCCTTGAGAAAGAGCATCATACGTTTCTTTCACCTTCATGAAGTTATCCCTGTGAAGCTGGATAGCTACACGCATCCACATATGCTGCGGACGTTCTACTGTCACACCATCAACTTTCAGAAGGTATCCACGCTCTAGAGTCTTGAACCCGAAGTAATCGAACACGAAGTCACAATCGTAACAGATCATGTCCTGATACTTATCGGCGTTCTTACACACAATATCATGATACTCATCTGAGATAATCTGAGTCTTGCCGTGATACAGTTTCTCTACACATTCCAGCAAAGTTGCGGGGGTTGTCTTGTGGTGATTATCAATAACGATATGCGATGCTAGCTTACCGTAATTGGGATGGTACCGCGCCTGCATCATCGCACACGTTTCTGCAGCAAACTCGTCAAGCTTCGACGTGGGCATTCCATCCGTAAGCTGATTGCAGACCTTCTGCGCTACCAAATCTGGATTGACATGCTCTAGGCCGTCCGATAGTTTCCGGACACGCTGGAGAATCTCGTCAAATGAGACCGGAACACGATCACCATTGCGCTTTGTTACGTACATATGGTCAGCCATTTCTTTGTTCATCTGTAAACTTAAGTCAACAAAATTCGTTTCTAGGGCGAAGCGAGCTGGACAGAGATATGCATAGATTCAAGTTCACGTAAGAAAAGACCCGCAGAATACGGTATCTCTATCTTTTTGCCTTGCTGGTCCGAGGTCGAATCTAAATTTCCAGTTTCTTCCTGTAATAAAGTCTCGGATTTATCTGAACGCTCCATCATACTTTCGTTGAGGAACTTGGACATTCCGTGTGAAATAATTGAATCGCGCTCCATTTCTCCAATACGCAATCCACCATCATTCGCACGTCCTTCTAACGGCTGATGAGTTAAAAGCGTCTTTGGTCCACGAGCACGGTAATTGATCTTGTCATCTACCATCAGTTTGAGACGCAAGTAGTAAGTAGGACCAATAAAGATCTCAGCATCCATCATTTCTCCTGTTTCGCCGTTGTACATGATTTCGTGACCGTAAGGATGCATTCCCAATTTAAGAAGAAGATCTTTCATATCGGAAATACGGTTCTGAGTCGCGAACGATGTAGAATCTACTAAGGACCCAACTTCAATACCAGCTTTGACGGACATCGTTTCAATGAACTGGCCGATCGTCATGCGGCTTGGGAAAGCATGAGGATTCACGATCATGTCTGGGCGTAACCCTGAGGCCGTGAAAGGTAAATCCTCTTCGACCATTCGAATACCGATAGTTCCCTTCTGACCATGTCGAGAACAAAACTTGTCCCCTAAGACTGGACTACGTTTCTCGGCTACGCGTACCTTCACTCCACGTAAGCCCTCTTTCGTAATATACCGATACACTCCATCAACAATACCTTTCTGTCCGCGTTTAGGTTTACCACTCTTGTCACGATAATTCACGACTTCCTGTTCGTTATTTGAGATTGGAGTCACAATTCCTACCAAAACTGTATCATCTCCAACTTCTGAATTTACTTTAATAATTCCATCTCCGTCAAGTTTCGTGTAATCCATTCCTTCTTTAGGTATTACAGTTTCGCGATACCGAGGATCGGTCAATATATTTCCAAACAGAGTATGGGTTTGAGCCGCAGGATTAATCATCTCTTCAACGATATCGTAAGAATGGTAGTATATGGTATCAAAGAGACCACGCTTGAGAGCAGAATCATTAATAATTACTGAATCTTCCTGATTGTATCCTGAATAAATACCTAAGGCTACAATGATGTTGTCGCCATACCCCAAGCAGCCATCCTTACCCAAAATATGCCGTGTCGTCCATGTCTGGGATAGCGGGAGCTGGGGGGTATTCATCCATACGGCCATCGTATCGAACCGTTTATTGAACGCGGTATTGTGCCACCCACACGCATGTTTTGATTGCTGACACGAGAACATATTGCGCGGTGCCTGATTATGATCGGCATTTGGGATAACACTTCCTGAAGCCGAAAAAATCGTAGATCCATGGATTTCCGATAAATGAGTATCCGAAAACGGTTCCATCCGAATACGCAAACACTCAACTTCTTGAGGATCTATGTAATCCATAATTTTGTTATCAAAGTCTGCCCACTTAGAAACACGTTTCACGGCTTCCGGCTTTGTTCCTTCACGGTACAGTGGACGAGTCGCACGACCAGCATCTGTCCAAATGAAGTACTCGTTATCTGCGCGGTTCCAGCACAGCGAAATGAACTTCGAGATTTCGCGGTTTCGGCGTTTCTGTAGCGTGTCGTAGTGGAAGTCTTCGGTATTACCAGTAAATACTCCTACCATATCGGCATTCACAAAAACTTTAGTCCACATCGGACTGAACTTCCCCGGATGAATAAGATTGGTAGGTTTGAACGTCTTAAATCCAGTCACAATATCATTCATCACTTTTGCCGGAGTTGTGGTTGTAATTGTAGATAAAAGAGTCATAGACTTAATCATTCCTACATTTCCTCCGTCTGGGTTATCGGATGGACACATATACCCCCACGAACTTCCGTGTAAGCGACGAGCAGCGTACGCTTTTGTGTTCTTGTCCATATCCAAGTTCACACGACGTAACATAGCTATCGTTCCAACATACGAAACTCGAGTCAGTTCTTGGCAAATACCGTCCTTGCCTCCCCACTTCCCCTTGTAAGACTTCTCAATTTCATTCAGCATAGTGTAAGATTTCCAGTACTGATTAGGACCATCGCGAGTTAAGTTTATCAATTTCTTGTTTGCATATGTCTGTCGCTCAAACTCGATGCGCTCGTCCATACGAAGAAGCATATTGTTAGCGACTAACTTGTAGATCCTCCGGAACTCTTCAAAACATAAGTCTCCAGAAGCGTACAGACGCTTGTATCGGTAATGATCACGGTCGCTCTTGGGTTTAATATCCAGAGCTACATCCATAGTCATCTTCAGCATCTGACCCAGTAGGTAAGCTTTGCGGCGGTAGAGCGATGCGGCACTCTCGCCTTCATGAGGTTCGCAGTGCGAGAACAGATCGTTGTACAAGTTCACGTAGACGGCTGCTTGAGTGGGTGTACGGCACACGCGCTTGAGAACTAGAAGATTGGCATCTTGAGTCTGATCTTCTTCTTTCTTCATTTCGTCATTTAAGAACTGCTGGTGCGACATCGTGATTTCAGCAAATATTTCGTCATATATTGTGCGCTCATCTTCAGGAATACCGGCAAAAATTGTATCGTAAATATCTTTGTCTGTAGTGACTCCCAAAGCATAAAATAAGCTAATAACTGGTACGGGTTTGTTGAATCCGTGTACCTGAATAATGCATAACCGTTTATTGTAAAATTCCGTGAAGTTTTCGGTTTTTGCGATTACATTTGGATCATTTGGGCGAGCATTCTTTGGTGGGAGAATCATGAAGTGAAAATAAGGGCCGTTTGTTCCAGACTCATTGATAGTACGAATACCGGCTACGTATTCATCAGGCTCACCTTTAGTAGCGCCTTCGACCTTGGTAGACACTTCTTCCGCTTCTACCCGTCCAACAACGGGAGGGAGAGATGCTGAAGATTTAGGACGTTTAGAAGCGTACATCATGTTATCGGCTAATCGTTCCTGCGTGAGCAAGACCTTTTCCGCTCCGCCAACAATAAAGTACCCTCCGAGCTCAAATTTACACTCTCCGGCGGCTGAGAGTTCATCTGAGCTCATAGCTGTAAGATAACATAACGGACTCTTCAACATTAAAGGGAGCTGACCAATGGAAACATCTTCAAATGTTTGGGTCACGGTCTCGTCGGAAAACACATACTCGATGTCTACAGTGGCTTTGATTTCGAATGTGTACGTCGTATTATCAAGACGGCAAGCATGAGGAAGAACAGCTGATCCCGAATCGTCCGTACGAGGATAGTAATGGATCTTATCTCCGGCCTTCCCACCTATGTACACGTGAATCTCGCGTCCGTCTGCTAGAATACGACCAATATTTGGATTCCAACCACGAATGAAATTGGGAATCTTTGTGCTCAATAAATCCGAGAAGGAATCAAGGTGGTGTCGAACTAAAGGATTTGGAGTGTCTTTGAAATATGTTTCTATGACGTGCCTCGCAACTTCCATTACTTTCTCAGCAGAAAAACAAGAATGGTCCTTACCGAAATCCTTGTTGCGGTTATTGTAACTTTAGGATTACTGGCGCTGTACAAGTACGTCATAAACCCCCAGATGGTTATACCGGCTGGCAAAGGTTCTCCATGTCCTGATCAGTGGTCCTTCAATGTAGGAAGTGGAATGTGTGAGCCCCAGTACACGACGACATGCGGGCCGTTTGATCCTAAGACCCCGACACTTCAAACCCCAGAAGCCAAGTGCAACTTAGCACATACTTGTGGAACTGATTGGCCGGCTAACTGCCCTTAATTTAGACATACCAAATCTAAAAGTATAAATGAAAATTGTTGACGGGTTTATTTTTTATAACGAACTAGACCTTCTATCATACCGGTTGACTATTTTAAACGATGTGGTAGATTATTTCGTTATTGTTGAATCCACACATACTCATGTGGGTAATCCCAAACCCTTATTTTTTGAAGAGAACAAACAGAAGTTTGTACAATTTAGTCATAAAATTGTCCATATTATCGTGGAGGACTTACCTTTTAAAGCACCTAATATCAACTATCAAAAGAGCGAACAGTGGCTAAACGAACACTTCCAACGCAGCGCTATTAACCGTGGTTTTGATGAGATTTCATTGGATGATGAAGATTATGTAATGGTTTCAGATCTTGATGAGATTCCAGATCCTAATGTGTTGAAACGTATCAGGGATGGAACTAAGATAATTTCGGCTGCAAAGTTTGGTATGGATCTTTATTACTACAATTTGGTATCAAAGTTCGAAAATTTAGTGTGGAATAATTCAATCATTCTATCGTATAAAACGTTTAAGGAGTTAGGTGTATCTTGTCAGCAACTCCGCTTTCATCGTTGTGAGTGTATATATCCTGCCGGATGGCACCTGTCTTACTTCGGAGATGTGAAGTTTATTAAAAATAAGATTAAGGAGTTTGGTCATGTTGAACTTAATCGACCAGAAGTCACAACAGATGAGAACATTGAAGAAAGCATCCAAAACTCAGTAGATGTATTTCATAGACCAAGTGAGAAAATTGTAAGAATACCTATTTCGGAAAATAGCTATCTACCACCGCAGTATGATATATATTTGTCAAAGTTTCTTGGTTGATGCGCATACCGAGAATCGAACTCGGGTACAGGCCTTATAAGAGCCTGGGACTAACCACTATCTTATATGCGCATTATTAGTACTCGTAACACGTTTAGATTGTTTCAAAATAGACAAGTAATGTATTCCGAAGTTTATCGCCCAACAATGTTGACCGATGTTATCGGATACCGTGAAGAAAAAGAGTCCTTACGAAAGTATCTTGAATCCAAAGATTTTCGTAAGTCAATTATGTTATCAGGTCCACCCGGAATAGGAAAAACTACATTAGCTTTGGCAGCAGCTCGGACTTACGGGTTCGATCCGCTTGAAATTAATGCGTCCCGCTCAATCAGGAGCTTTGAAGATGTAGAAAAAATCAAGGATGCTTGTCGTTCTGCCGTGAATATACATTCATTTATTCGCGGCGAGACGAGTCGTAAGACGTGTGTCATTTTAGACGAAGTTGATGGATCTGACCCACATGCCCAAAACAAGATTGTTGAATGGATTAAAGATCCTACGCGTAAAGTCCCTATTATTTGTACAGGTAATGAATTACCCACTATTTTCAAACGAAACACTGAACATATTGAGACTCTAAGGTGTTTTCCACCAAGAGCAATGGACTTACAGATCTTTTTCCCGCAGCACGATGTATCCACATTAATGAAAGATTGTAACCATGATGTTAGGCGGATGCTTCATAGAATCCAGTATGGTGAATCATATGTTATTCCTCGGTTTGTGAGTCCTCCGACTGGGTTGGCAGTGGAGCGGATGTTCGTAATACGTCAGTCGATGTTTGGCCTTCAGGACCCGTTTCACGAATATCGTGGCGACAGACTGGACATCGGACACTCATTGAAAACCAGTTCACGATACAAGACCGATGATACTCATGCCGACAAGCCCGAATCCGTGCCCCGCCAGAAGAAATCGCCTCTTGGCAAATCGCGCAAGGAGAAGAAGCCGTCTGTATAGTTTCTAGACCGGCATTGATCTGATTTGTGCTGGCCGTTACATTAACCGGATCCGAAAAGTTACGAGGCACTGCCCCTACTCCAGTGGGTATAGTTACCGTAAGAAGAGCTTGGGTTAGATCTCCGTAAATCTGGGTTGCATGAATACGGTTCACAAGTTCCAGAACCAGATACTCGGTATTCAAAAATCGAGCTACAAGCGTAGTTCGGGCAGGAAAATTGATAGATCGAATTGTGTCATTACACAGGAACTCAGTCCGAGCTTCCATCATTTCATGGAGAAGATCAATGATACGCTCGTTCATTTCCATTTATTACATGAATCGTTTAAAACCACTAGCGTTTTGTAAAGTATGAATCGAGTCGTGTTTGGATTGGCTTGCCTTGAGCTTTTAGCATGTAATCTGCACTCATAAATAGAAGACTGTCCAAGTCGATCTCTTTGAGTTTTAGAACTCTCAAGGTAGCGTCTTCTTCATCTACTCCATCTTCAAGAAGATCATTCATAATATTTCCATAATTTCTAAGTGGTCGGTATCCATCAAGCTGTTCAATAGCCAGCGCAAACAATTGTGCTACTGGATTCTTAATCTGGTTTGTGATATAGAATTCTACATCTGGTTTCATCTTCTTTTCACGAACGTAATCTACATGTTCAACGCGATCACCCTGTCTCTTCTCCTTTTTAAGAGCATCTACAAATATATAAGATAACCTATCACCCACTTGAGGTTTATTTCCCTTATCGCGGGCTTCCATACGGTCAGCTAGAACCCTATGAACTGGAAGAGTTGCAGGTCCTTCGTAATCTTCTTTCATCGCTGCATAATCATCTCGCAGCTGCTTTGAAAGAATAAATTTTTCCAGAGGATATTCGTTCTTCACAACTTTTACAAGCATTTCTTTTACGAACTTCTCGGCAACTTTAACGTCACGATATTCCATCAAAGAGTCAAGAGCTCCTCCATAAATATCCTTGACGATCGGGGCACTATCGCGTCTCTTCAGTGCAACGCCCATGGTCTTGCGCTTACACTTTGTTACGTCGTCTTCGTACATCATACCGACATATCGTTTACGGCAGAACAGAATGAACGGATAGAACGTTTTCTCATACTCGATCTTATGCGCCTTTCGTCCCGATGCTGTAATTCGTTCAGCTGCCTTCTTACCTAACTCAATACTTTCAGCCAGATCTTTCGTGGCAAACTTGACGAAGATAGAGTCTGTGTCTCCATACACAATCTCTCCCCCAAATTCTGTTTCTACGATCTTCTTAGCATCATATATTTTCTGTCGCCCCACTGCCGTCGTACATGCCGCAACCTCTATCTTGCGAATAGGCGAGGTGCGCGAACCGCACTGACCGTACACTGAATTAGCCACAACCTTGTATGCCAACTGAAGACCATTCAGTACTGACTTTTGAGCATCGTCCTCAGTTTTTTCCATCAATTTGCGAGTTTCCTTACGTTTCTTCAGTAGAAGATCTAGAGTTAGAGGCAGAACTCCTACGGTACGAGGATCAGAGTTTGGCTGGACGAATCCACATACGACACGACCATTAGGAACTTTATCGTCTCCGAACGTATCGTATGATACTTCATCAATCTTGTACCCTTCGGCAATAAGGTCAGCACCGTCGGGTCCTTCATGCTTAAGCTTCTTTCCGGCGGCTGAGAATGTTTTCACATACACCAGAGTATCCGGCGATAGATTGTATGCGATCATGTTGGACGGGTACAGCGAATTGAAATCAAGAACAGGGATTGGCTGGTCTAGATACATCCCAATCTTAGGAGGAAGGACGATAGCACCTTCGTACGAGGCATTGCCTTCTAGACCTTCCTGCGTCATGATGATCTGGTTACGTTTAGAAGCATTGTAGACTACGGCTGAGTAAATCTTGATACCCTGACCACGTAGGAAGATGTACTGGACTGGAACTCTGCATACGTCAGACATTCCGCGAGCATTGACAAGAGTATCTAGCTTAGCCATAAGAGTCAGAACAAGATCGCAGTCCTGAATACAGTACTTCGCAATCACAGCTCGGTCATCTGCCGATCCGCGATGAGATGCGAACATTTCTTGAGCTGACGTATCGTCTTTCGAAAACGACCATTCTAGCTTAGAGATTTCGTCTGGATTCAAATCGTGTAGAATCTGAGTGTCTGACTTGACGATAAATGACCTATCTTCTTTTTGGACAACTTGGAACTTTTCTCCTTCCCGATAAGGATTTGTAGTATTTGTCATAACATCAAACCTAACTAGGTTTCCTACAAACAGACCACGAGTACTCTTCGTATAAATCTTGATAGTCAAGTCATCAATACGTTCAATTTTTGTAACCTTGTCGCGCAGGAATGTGTTTGCTACACTATCCAACTTATAAGAATCCAAGTTTTGTTCGCGCCGGACGCTGAGAAGCAGATCTACAGCCAACCTACCATCAATCTCCAAATACCGAACTGCAAACTTCCCAGAAGCCAGTTCAAATGTCTTTTTTACCGTAGGAGCACACTCGGAATTCTTCCACTTATTTTCGACACGGCCTAGACGAAGAGTTAGGTTACGAAATTCTGCACGATCGGCAATATATCCATCATCAAAGCCGAATGTATTGTACCCTGCCAAGATATCGGGATTCTCAAACCTTACACACTTCTGAAACTCTTCAAGCAAATGCTTCTCGTTACGACAGCTCACAAACGTAACTGTGTCATCCTTAGAAGGAGTACATGTTCCTGACACGAAGACGAAGCGCTTGTACGAAGTGAGCATGTCGTCAGTGTACCGAAAGCTCACTCCAATCTGAATAATCTCGTCTTCAGGGTTTGACGAGACTGGAAAGTTTCCAGATGCCGAATACGTCTCGATATCATATGCAGCGGCATACAATGGGATATTGGCACTGGGTTCAGGTGTAATATCTCTGTAATCCACCACGAACATGACATCTACATTCTCATCATCGTCCGGCTCTTCTTCATCACCTTCAAACGAAATCGGTGATGCTGGAGAAATGTCTAGCTCATGAAACAGTCGAATGAATGGAGGAAGATTAGCTTCATAAATATCTTCAAGACGAATCTTCCGATCTCCAATCTTCATTCCATCTTTGAGAGTTTTCAGAGCTGTCTTGAACATCCAAATTGCCGGAAACACAAGCTTCCAAACCTTGATTGGTTTCAGTCCACTGAAACCTCGCATAGCATCCAGCTTGAATTCCTGAGTAATTTTTAGTCCTCGCATAGACTTACCCCAAGCAGCTTCAATAGCGGAATGAATAATTTGTGGCGTTTCACCATCTACTGATCGGAGATAGAAGTAAGGCTGGAATCCAGTAAGCCGGACTTTTGCGACGCGATCGTCATCCAGTCTACCAAATACATCAACAACGTACTTATAGTTCGCATCGTTCTCCAGCCAATCACAAGGTTGGAGCAACATAGTTACTTAAATTAACTTCGGATGAGTTAAATTCGTTTTATAGTAATAAGATGTCGTCTAACTATGGACTACCGTTCATGTACGCCAACACTCGGCAGGGTGAGGCTTCTCGAGATGTAGCTCAGAATGAAGCCAATACGGCCGGACTGAAGTCAGCTACTCCTTCCGGATGTGGAAACGATTGGGCGGTAGCGGCATCCATTCCCGGTCTAATTCCTCACGGTAACTACGGCAATTCTCCTGAGGGAGGATGTGCGATTGATACCCATTCTGAACTTCTGTTCGGTGCTCCCGGAACGGTTCGTATGAAGGGACCCAAACAGGTATTTGCTCGCCCGTTCGCAACAACGCCTAACCTTGGAATGGGAAGCTTAGAAGGCATTGATGATCAGAGCCGTGTTATGTTCGGACATTCGACTGCGAATCGGAAGAGTATTCAGACGGTAACAGACAAGCAATTTCCGGTATTTGAGCCTCTAATTGAAGAGCGGGTTGCTGACATTCCTGACCATAATTACTTTGTTGAACCGTTCCTGCGTGGTGGTTATTCTGCGCGTCTGGTGCCACGAAGCCGCGTGGATTTAACGAAGTAAGTCGCTCATCATCCATCTTCTTAAGAGTATCGCGTAATGTCTTAATCTGCTTTTCTTCTTCAGTATATGTCCTTACTGGCCGTATAGCCTCATAGTATTTCCGAGCCATGTTTTTAGCGGGCGGTAGTAGTTTATCGACCGCATCCTCAACATCATTGGTTTCCGCATACACCCGCATCGCATCATCTTCGGAACATCCGGTCAATTCAATAATTGTCTGGATGTGGCTGTTCATTTTTGTTGTATGAATGTAAATAACCTTAAGATGCGTTTCATTGATGCGCTCTGCCCGCCCGCCCTTCTCTACCTTCTGTACATTGCGGTACACATAGGTCTGGATCTGTCATTAAGCTTATACGCTACCGCTGCCGCGAAGGTAGTGATGGGTGTGGCCGGTGTTGTGATTCTAGATGCCCTGTGCTCGGTTGACCTTGGAGTAGTTTCTTGGGCGATTGTTGCGACACCGTTTATCATGGTCGCACTCGCCACGTCTATCTCCTTAGGTTTAGGTATTGATCGTCAGGTAGGACTTGCGATGCGTGAAGGGTTTGCGTCTCTAACTGGAGATAACTTGAAGAACCGTGACCGCCTAGTATCTACTCTGAAGGATGAGGTAGGTGCTCTACCGCTTTCACAGGATTCAACTTACTAAAGTAAATGCTCTTTATTACATGGCTATATCGTCAGTTCTTCCATTGCTGTCGTCGAATTGACACCTTTTTGTTTTCTCCAGAAAAGGTAGTTGATAACTTTGTTCCTGTAAGTACGCTTCCATGGCTTTGGGTAGGTTCTAAGCATGAGAATGGTTCTGTATTTGACCATACCAATCAGGTAAACGAGAACGTAGAGTTTGGTATGCGTGTTACCACGGAATGGCTAGACGAAGTGTTTAATACAAAAAATGTTACTTGGCTATATCTCGATCCCAAGACGTTAGAAGAGACGGAATTTCCTTCAGATGGGTTTGTAATAGATGATCCCGAACCAACAGACAGTGAAAAATCGGGTGACTCCGCAGATCCTTTCAACGATCATACTGAGTAGGTCTGACTATTTTGAAACTGCTGAAGAGTTCATTGAAATGAATAAGGTATTTGTAAAAGATACTTTAATTGATCGTGTGATGCTTTGGATTGATATGGTTATAAGTCCCTTAATCACTCTGATTTCAGCAGTATATTATGGGGAAGCCCCGTCTATATTCAGCGTGATGGGTCTTTATAAGACATTTAGTATGTGGAACGACTGGATTTATTATCAGATTTTGAAGTCGGAAGTTCACGAATGGACAAGTATTGTCAAATCCATTGGTGGTCCTTTTATTGCTACGAATGATCCAGTATATCATGTATATGTGTATGCCGATGGTATGCAGCGTATACATTACGCCTGCTGGGGCGGCGCACCATCCTTACCGAAAAACTGACTGAACGTCTTGAGAAGTTCAGCTCCCTGCTCGATCGCAGGTTTCATCTCAGATAACGAACCCATTAACTCCTTCTGAAGTCCCATGAGCTCTTTGGTGTCGCGGCGCATACCACCAATCTGCTCGGGAGTTAAATTACGATATGCATGTAGAATCGTTGTACCTACATCTACATGCGGATCATTCGTCTTCGGAGGCGCAGGCTGAGGATCGTCATCTTTAGACTTCCCCTTTCCCTTCTCGTGCTTCTCATCCTTCTCTTCCTTATCATCGAACCCTTCATACGTATGCTTCGTGACCATTGAGATTAGGTACACAAGCACTAGGCCAACTAGAACAGATAACGTATGGCTCAGCTTACCAACGTGGTGAGCAAGGATGTATCCTAAAATCACCCAAGCAATTGTTGCAGCAAGTTGGCGCTGGTACAAATAAATTGCCACTACGGCAAAAAGTAGACCGGCAATCAATGTGTCCATTATTTACTTAGTCGTTATAAAACTTCCGGAATTCTTGAGTGAGTCTGCGCCATAGTTATTAAACTTCCCACCCGTAGGAATACCGGGATTATCGCGAGACGTTACACCCGTGTAGTTTGGCATACCAGCTACACCCTCGCCACCAAAAGAGGCTGAAACACCGCCGTACTTGCCACCACCACGCATCTTACGGCGACGAGTCTTGCGGGACTTCTTAGATCGCTTCGGTTTACGGCCTGCGCCTAGAATAGCGTTATTTCCGCCGCGAGCCCCATCGGCTACAAACTCTCCCATCTCAGAGCTGCGCCCCCAGTTTGCTGCTCCAGTCGCTAATGCACCGTCAAATCCATAGTATCCTCCGCGCATCTTGCGACGGCGAGTCATACGTTTTTTAGCAGAACCCTTACGAGCCATTTAATCTATAGAAGGAATGTTTTCCAGAATCGTCCAAGACCCATCATCGTTCTTAGAACATTTGAGTTTGAAGGTTGATCCTTTCGAACGCAAGAATACAGACGTTTTCAGATTGGGAACACGAAGGTATCCTCCACCCGAAACTTCGTAACAATCTGGAATAGGTAGCTTTATGATTTCTTGACGATCATCTGAATCTACAAAGTATCCATGCTTACCCGGTTCATCTGGATGTTCCTCGTATCCTCTAATTTTATGAGTCTTATTCAGATCCTTCTTGTGAATAAACTGAGCTGAGAATTTAGAAGGGTATATGAATGTATCCATAAGATCTTTTAACCAATGATATCTCTGTTCAAATGTCGAGCAAGCAAATACGCAGTTAGAATTGAAGATGAATATATCAGAAATCACGAATTCAAATGGACCCATCTTTTCTGCACGTAGAAATGTGTCTCCACAAATACGTTCATCGACAATACAGGGAATACGACGACACTCCTGTGCGGTCATCCAAAGACACACGGGAATAGCGTTTTCGTATGTAAATATGATCCATCCTGAAGTTCCAGTTGTTTGGGGAACACTGAAAGTTTTAAGGCAGGTCTCGGGGATTGACCGTTTGAAGACCAGCCGGGAGCTGGGTGTCCACGCGTAAAGAGTCTGAAGTTGAGTTGCGCGGCTCATACTCCGGTAATTTTAGTTCCTGAGTTGACTGAGTTAAAGCCGGTTCGTTTTTCATCTGCTGAGGCGGTCCCTGCTGGAGAAAAGGTGAATGAACAGGAGGTGGCGGGGGAGGCGCCTGCTGAGTCATTTGAACAGGAACATTCCGGTAAATAATCTGGGGCTCCGGAGGATACAGTACCCGTGTAGCTACGTAAGCAAAAATCTGTAGTATGGCTAGGACACATATAGTGGCCAGCGCGATGTACAGAACATCTAATGCTATCATTTGTTGTTCGGGTAGTTTTTTCAGACCTCGTCTATAACGTACAACTCCGAGTACTGGTTCCCTACCTCCATCCACATTTTCTTATGGTTGAACACTGAAAGTGTCACTGGTTCACTGTACATAACCTTTGCTGGAACTACACCTTCCCACGGTTGTTCAGTGTATTCCAGTATATCTGTATCCGTTGTCACAAAGTGACGGCGAATCTTCACTTGGGGGATATAAGCCCAACCATCATCGCACCATAGGACCTGTACTTCCTTTGTTTCCCGTATGGCCGGCAGTTTGAATGGGACCTTCCGCCCGTTGTACCGCTTGATTCTCATTCTTTATATGTATTGATGCTAGTCCCATTTGAATCCGTATTTCCGCAGATTTCTGGATGATTTCACAGAGATAGAGGGTATCAAATAGAGCATTATGGAGTTGTTCAGATTTTGGTGGATGACCTAACACTTTCTCATACAATTCTTTTAGTTTAGGATACTTGTACCCATACCGCCCTGGAATCTTACACATTGCTTTACCTATTTCCATCGTACACAACTTTCTTATCGGGAATGGCTTGAAGTCTTTCATACCTAAATCCCAAATGATGGCATTCATCACAACATTCAAGTCAAACTTTAAATTGTGAGCAACCATTATGTCACACTGTTCGCAATTGAATGCTTCCATAACATCCTGAAGCGGGATTCCAAACTCCAATGCTTTGTCTTGTGTAATCCCATGAATACGAGACGATTCTTCAGGGATTGTCCACTTACCAGGTTTCACTATATAACAATGCGTCTTCATAACAGTATTCGTAGCAGAATCCAGAACAGCCCAAGAAATGGACACAATGTGTGGCCAGTTGTTAGGAGATTGAGGAGCCGATAAACTTGAATCTACGGGGAGACCCGTAGTTTCGGTATCAAACACTAAGATCTTCATTCTTAGTTTTGGGTGTGCGGATTTAAACAATTTCGTTTTACGCGGAGTGGAGGAGGTAGTATGCTACTGCTCCGAAAACTACTGAGTGTACGGCTAGACCGTACGTTGTCGGGCACCCGCCACTTGAAACGCGTAGTGTCTCAACGTAATGGGGAGCAACCATTCCAACAACTGTGCTTACTAAACGGTCAACAAGGCCGTAAGTCATTGGAGAACTGAGTACAAAGAATAGAACCGCGAGCGTGAAGCAGTGAACAAACTTCTTGCTGAACATTTACTAGGTCACGAGAAAGTCTTCTGAGTCTGAATAATTGATTTAAGCCATTCTGGTATATTTTCCACTATTCCTTTCACTGTCATAATGTCTTGTGGGACTGGGTAATGAATATCCAGTGTGTTGCTTTCGCATATAAAGAGACACGCACACGTTAGGAAACATATGCGTTGTTTAAGAAGACTTGGGTTCCATCGTAAACAATGAAGTTTATACAATGCGTCGACGTACGGTGATAAGACACCAGCTTGTGGCGATGACCTAGCTGCGTATTGGACAATATCCCAAAATACCCAGACAACATGCCTAGAATGTTCGTCTGAAATGTAGGGATTGGGACGGTAAGCACAAAATAAGGTTTCTTTACGAGTTTGTTTGTACACGCTGGCAAATTTAAGAATCCACGAAATCCAGTAAAGAGCTCGAGTACAATCTCGTGATTCGGGACGTAAGCAGTAAGCTAGTTCATTCAATGAAACGTACAAATCCAATGGGTCTTCTTCTTTCACTAAATGCCGAACATAATTCGACGATGGAGCTTTCAAGTTCTCCGTAACCGTTACTTGCTGGAAATCGTGTTCGGGTTTAATTGATGGAAGTGATGGCAATTTATTTTTTCGAGTTAGAGCTACTGTTGCTGAAGCTTCACATACTAAATTCCTGACTGTAATGTTGTTACGCATATCCGTCATGGCTAGAACAGAGTACTGGCCTTCATAAGGCGCAAACTTTTCGTAAGCTTGAACTAGATACAGAAATACATTCGGAGCTGCGCGGTTAATATGTTTAGCCGAAGACTCAAATAACGTGGTCCACAAAGAATGGACGAGTCCAGAACATAGAAGTTCTAACGTCCAGTAACAAGCGTAATCTGCGTGACCTAATTTAATATTCTCGTCCAGAACTTTGTAGACGTGTGTCCGCAAATGTCCAGAGAAAGTAAATTTTTGAAAATCCATAACTGTTCGTCCGTCGCTTACAACGACGTTCATTACTTAGTAAAATATACGAGATACTGATACTCCTTACCGCATCTGACCAAATCTACGCTTTCAACATGCGTGAATCCTGATGTACGAATAATATTGATCATACGTTCTTTTGAAGGCATATATAAAGACAGTTTGTTCTCACGGTACTTAATACCGTTATTGTTTGAAGGATCGTAGTATGAGAATACTTCATCGTATGAAGCATCATCTTCGTCTGCCTTCTTCTTGAGTTTGCCAGTATACTTGAACTTATCAAAATAGACTATCGATTCAGTCTGTCGTTCAAGGTTGTACTTCTGTAACGAAAAAGCGGCGAATGGCGATGACAGGTCATGTAGAGGATCAAACTTATCTGGATCAACCATATGTACCACAAAGTATCCTCCGGGCTGAAGCCATTGGTAAGCATTGTCCGAAAGAATACGAGGGTTCTGGAACATGTATATTGAGAACCCTAAAAGCAAGCAATGACTGAATGATTTGGGTGGGTAGAGTTGTGGTAAGGATACGTCACCCTTATTGAATTTAGCTGAAGGGCACCGTTCACGGGCTTTAGTCATCATGGCATCTGAGGTGTCAACACCTACATAAGAAACTCCCAAATCTCTAAAAAACTGAGCATGAGTTCCAGTTCCACAGCACATATCAAGAACACGTACTGATGAAGTTTCACGATCTGCTAATGAAATATCCTGTATCGATACTTCTTCGTACTTAATACGTTCATTGGAATTCCAAAGTGAATCGTAGATAGCGGCATACATCTCGTCATAAATTTCAGAGTCATGTAACTCTTCAGACTTTCCATCTTCGAATCCTTCAATGGATGAGTACCATACGGTGAGACCATACATTAAGAATACAAGAACAGCTAGGAAGATATAAGCTGTCTCCATTAGTTTTACTTTAGACGATTTCCTCCTATAATTGAAGGCGGAGGAGACATGTACTTGCGATACTTTGAATACGCTAAGAATAAAGTGGCAATACCTAGAACAGCTATAAGAAGGTAGAGTATTATGCCTAACAGATCAACTTCGGTTGTAGGAACACCAGATAAATGCCATTGGCGTTCCATGATATCGGCTTTCGTTTTTTCAGCTTCGTAATCCTTCTGCAGAAACGGCATATTGCCATCGGACTTTAAGGATTTAGCTAAATCAGCAAACTGACTCTGTGAGTTCAACTGTGTAGTAAGGGACTCGTACGTATCGCGATACTGAGATAATAAAGGTTCAATGGTGTGTTTTGCCATACTCTCTTTATGGTCAGCTAACCACCCGGGACCATTTAAAAGAGCATAGTAGTCAGTTTTTGCCTGAACATCTGAAGGGTTTGCGTCCATAGAATACTTCAGAGCTGCAAGTTTCTTTTCTTTAAGGCAGTCTGGTCCACAATCCGGAAAGAGTGACGTCATTATTTAATGAGAGGTAAATTCCAATAATCAATACGACTAATGCAATCATATGAACGATCCATCCAAAAGGCGAGAATATGGCATATACTAAGGCGGTTAACGCAAGTGTTACAACAAACTTCTGAATAGTTGGCTGAATGTTATTCAGCTGGTTCAAACTTGTTTTCTTCTTATTTATATCAGTTCCAACTTGGCTGATTCTAGTATTTGCGTCATTTTGAGCCTTTGTAGCATCCCCAAATAACTGAGTAAAAAGAGACTTAAACTCAGCTAATTGCTGATTAATTGTCATTACAGTTGTCTGTTGTGAGTAATTCTTCGTAACGTCCGTTACGACTGTATCACGGTTCTTATCCAAAGGCGCAATTGCATTGGATACAGACGTAAAGTCAGGACTGGCCACACGGTTAAATATATTACCTACACTCCCCGCTGTACTTGATGTCATCCATAACTGTTTTGTGGATGGATCGCCGGTTAGGTATAGCGGCAGGTATCCCTGAGTATTCAGAGGCGTAAGCTGTTTGGTTGAACAGTCTCCTACACACTCTGAAACACCCGATCCCGTAATTGCAAACAAACCAGTCTGATCTAAATCACCGACTAATGATCCAACAGATGTTCCCTGAAGTCCAGCAATCGGAGCCCATCCTGTTTGTAATGTTTCATCAGTTTTCATAGCGTTTCCGGAGGCATCGATACCATAAAGCGCACTAGAACTTGATGACGTGATTTTTACAGTTATATCGGGAACTGGCATTGAATTTGACATACTTACCGGTTTAGGTAATTTAATTTTCTGATTGGATGCGCCTTGTAACCAAATATATGTGTGTGTTGAAAAAACATTGGTAGGTACGAAGGTAGGAGTACTTACCTGAATTACGTTCCAATCAGTTTGATTGTTTGCCGTTTTAATAGCTAACGATGTAGCCGATCCGCTCGTAAATAGTAAATACACGTTCGTTTCGTCGGTAACAATATCCACAGTACTTACTGCCGGAGAACTCTGGGTAGGATTCAGTGTTAAAATGTAGGCTCGCGGAGGAGTTGTAGAGTAAGTGGCCCAATTTGCAGACGAATAGGCGGACATATTTCCGACATAGTATTTGGATACATTTGCTGTGTTTACCATTTTCGTGTAAGGGCTCTGGTAAGCGATATATACCGGGTTACCTTGATCATCCTTGTCAACTTTCGAAATAGGAATATTTCCACCTATCCATGGTCCAGACATATATCCAACTGAAGAAGGTTGGGGAGGGGCCAATTGTGTAATGTCTACTTGTGTCCAGTTTCCCGTACACGGCTGCTGGCAGACGTAAACTTTATTGACAGAATTAAATCCCCAAAGGTAACCAGCAGCAGACGACGAAGCTTTCACTAAAGAACCAGGTATATTCGCCCATTGTTGGACCGAAGATAGCTGGGTTGTTAATGTGGTATCAATACCACGAGTATTGGTATCAAAAGCGGACTGAAAATCCGTCATTATTCAATTAGCAGTATAAAGTTCTGGTTATTTTAGAACTTAATGAAGTTCTTGAACGCTCCATTCAGGTGAAGACGAGCCGTAGCTGGCCCTTCCTCAAATCCACGCGTCATCGGGCGATCGCTAATGGCAACCCCCTGCTTTACCATCTGACCCTTCACGATGATAGCTCGGCGCTTCATCTCCAGAAGCATAGAGTAATCAGTTGCAGGTCCCTTTCCACCACTGGTAGGTGTAGCACCTTTGTTCAGTCCTACCGTAGTTGGCATTTATTTAGTGTCAGAGAAAAGTAATGCAAGCGTTTGAAGATTCGCGAAACACTGATCTTCAAAATTTTCAGAAGCAGTATGCTGCTTTGAAAGCCCAATATTCTACAGCTATTTCCGCAGCAATTCAGGAAAATGATCCTGCCTCTCAAAACAATCTAATCCAGCAAGTTCTGACTGTAAACCAGAACTTAACAGATGCTATCCGTAATATTATTACTAAACTCAACCAAGGGACTGATCAAATTGATTCGGCGACTATGGATACGTTAACGGCAGATTTAATCAAATATCAGCAGGACTACCAAAATCTTAAGAACTCGATCGACAAACTTAAGACGTTAAAAATGATTCAGGCAACAATAACGAATAAACTAAATGCGGCTATGTGGTCTTATACCGTATACCTGATTGCTTTATGTATTCTCTGTTTAGTTATTATTTTACTAGCCATCCGAGCGTCGTGGACGACGAGTGTAGTCAAACAGGTAACAGGCGGATTCAAATCACTTGTAGGAGGACGATAGTCACGATTAAAGCTCCAATTATTGAATACTGCGTACCGTGTGAAAAAGGGACAGGTGGAGGAGGTAAGCGCATCTTAGCTGCTGTAACTCGGTCTTTCTGATTGTGTATCCCAATACCAATATTCATCAATCCATCCTGTTTATCGGCAATGATAGATTTGGCATTAGACCCTAGAGTATCATTTATAGCGGTCGTATTATTGTGTATCTGTGTGCGTAGAGAGTCCAGAATTGTCTGTAATCCCTTCTCTGCGCTTTCATATGCCGACTTATATGACTCGTTTCCTGTTGTAGCATACTGAAGATAGTTATCATGGTAACTTCTGGATAGAGTATCGAACTGGCTATCCATTTGTTGTTTCCGCGACACAAATTCGCCAGCGTTTGTTTTCAGCCGATGTATCGCACATTCCAGTGACTTCTACTATATCCCCAGGCCTTGCGCCTAGATACTTTGCCATCGCATCCTGACTCAGAATATGGGGAAGGTTCATTAGATTTGCATACGACTTTGAAAGTTCCGACTTCTCCTTATCATCCAGCAACCGATGCTTCGGGACTAGATGATGCTTTGAAATATTAAAGTACAAACTCGCAAGAAGGAATACTTGGACAAATGTATTTTCGCGGTCTGCATTATGATTCACGAGGGATGCCAGAACACGGTCGCTTAAAGAGGTCTCGCTGATAATCACCATACTGGAATTGTAACCATTCTCCTTAGCAAACTCCACAAATGGTGCAATACTAGCAATACGGTTCTTGGTACTGTAAACGACCAGAACTCCTCCGAAATTGTACATGTGTGTCTCATCCATAGCTGGAGTGACGGGATCCATTACATCTCCCTTGATTCCGCGGTCAAGAAGCATCTCCTTTAGCGTTTTCATTGCTCGATCGTCCATTCTCTTTACTCTTTGGATACTACGAAAACGGCATTCCATTTTTACGCCGTAGATATGTAAATGAAGGACTGGGCGTTCATCGCAATATTGGCAGGACTAGCAGTCGTTGGATACGTTATATACAAGTCCCGCGAAGGATTTGAAGTTGCGTTTGTAGACAAGACAAACGATAAGAAGACAGATCAGACTCGTGTTTCGTCATACGCGCAGCAGACCAATAATTACAAGCCGACTGAATCTGCCCCTCAGCCACCACCTGGTGTCGAAACCCCATACCGAGTGAACGCATGGAACTCGTATGTTCCTTTTTGAAAACAACTTAAGCATTCAAGGTTAGAATAATCAAATGAGCACAATATGTCTCAATATGATCGTGAAAGATGAAGAACACGTAATTGGGGATACGTTAGAGAAGCTAGTGAATCAGATTACCTTTTCCTACTGGGTGATCTGCGACACAGGTTCCACGGATAAAACGCGTGAAATTATTACCGATTTCTTTAAAGCAAAAAATATTCCAGGGGAACTTCTTCAGCACGAATGGAAGGATTTCGGTCATAATCGTACTCTGGCTCTACAGGGAGCTTACAAGAAAGCCGACTATATCTTTATTTTTGATGCTGATGATACTATTCACGGAACGGTACGAATCCCCAAGTTGACTCATGATTTTTACAAGATGAAGTTCGGACAGCACTTCACGTACTATCGCCCACTTCTTGTTACGGCGTACAAGAAGACCAAGTTCGTAGGTGTTCTACACGAGTTTCTTTCGCTTGAAGAAGGACGACCAACGGAAGGTACTATCGAAGGAGACTACTACGTTGATTCGGGAAAGTCTGGAGCCCGTAGCCGAGATAAAGATAAGTATCTCAAAGATGCCATGATTCTGAAGGCTGCTTATCAGAAAGAAGTTGATACAGACGGAGGATTATCTGGCAGATATGCTTTTTATTGCGCCCAGAGTTTTAAAGATTGTGGACGAGTAGATGATTCGCTCGAATGGTACACATTGGTTGCGGATAAGCTAGTATCTTGGGTACAGGAAAAGTATTATTCATGTTTGATGGCCGGATTCCAGTACAAGTCAAAGGGCGATTTTAAGAAGGCGCTCGAGTACTTCCTCAAGGCTGAACAGTTTGATCCTGATCGTACTGAAGGTGTATTTTTTGCTTCTGAAATGCTGAAGGACGCAGGAATTCATACTATGGTAGTCCTTTTGTACGAGAAGTACAAGAACTACAACAAAGATCCTCAGGATAAGCTGTTTTTGTTCCGCGATTTCTATAACGATGTTCTAGAATTTAATACGAGCATTAGTGCTTATATGTCTAATAACCGCAAGGTATCTTACGAGTGCAGTAAGAAGATTATTCTTAACAATATTGCTCAGCCTGGAATTCGTGATCGCACGTTTAAGAACATGCGGTTTCATATGAACGAATTGAACGAAGATAAAGATACTCTGGGACTATTTTATCATCTGACGAATTACATTCAAACTTGCGATGAGCCTCGCGAAACTGCAGTTGTGTGGAATATGCTTTTCAAGAAGAATCGAGGATTCCTGACTGCTCCATCAAAGTTCAAACCCAATCCTGCTAAGAAGGGTATCATTCTTACATTTACATCATGCAAGCGCCTAGATTTATTCACAGAGACTGTGAATTCTATTTTGAACCACTGGACAGACGCCGATCTCATTGATTCATGGTTTTGTGTTGATGACAACTCGTCTAAGGAGGACCGCGCCAAAATGAAAAAGCTGTATCCTTGGATGACCTTTTACTATAAGACTCCGGCAGAGAAGGGCCATCGTGAAAGCATGAATATTATTTGGAATAAGTTGCATGAAGTGAAGCCCAAGTACTGGATTCATATGGAGGATGACTTTCTGTTTCACGTAAAGCGTCCATACGTCAGTGAGTCCATGAAGTTCTTGAAGTCTCAGACCAATATTAAGCAGGTTCTCTTTAATCGTGGGTACGCTGAGACAATTGATGACCTAGATATGCAAGGGTTTACTCCTGTATCGCCCGGGTTTGTTCTTCACGAATACAAGAATGGGGCATTCCCTTATAAGAATTGCCACTATTGGCCACATTACAGTTTTAGGCCCAGTATGATTGACGTAAATGCCATTTTGGAAATTGGGAATTATGATAGTCCCAATACGTTCTTCGAGATGGATTACGCTAGGCGGTGGGTTGAAGCCGGATATAAGTCTGCATTCTTTGATATGATTTGTTGTCGCCATACTGGGCGCCTTACAACAGAAATCAAGGACAAAACTGTTAAGAACGCATATGAGTTAAATAATACAAATCAGTTTGATGAGTCTAAGGCAATGAAAGTTGTAAATTTGAAGCGACGTTCTGATAGGAGGGAAGCTATGATAACCGAGTTTACAAAGGCAAAGTTCAGTGATTACGTATTTATTGAGGCAATAGATGGTAAAGACCTAACCCCAACAAAAGAACTAAAGACTCTGTTTCAAGGTAACGATTTTGGAAGTCGAGTCGGAGTTATTGGGTGCGCACTTACACACTACAACTTGTGGAAAATGTTACTTGGAAGCTCAGAAGATTACTTTGTTATTTTTGAAGATGACGTCAAACTCGGACCAAACTTTACGAAGAAACTTGAAATCATAAAGGATGCGATGAAGGCTTGTGATTATCTTCATTTAGGGTATCACATGACATCGGCCAACCGTAAGTTACACGAAGATACGTATACGAAGGAAACTGGTAAGCTAACAGTCACACCACTAAAAAATGACTTGTATATCGGAGGCACGTTTGCTTATTCGATTAATAAGAACGGGGCACGTATTCTTGTTGATTACATTGAGAAGAACGGAATTAAACACGGGATTGATTACGTAATAAAGATCTGTAATACTCTCAAGAATATGGAAATTCAGCCCCAGATTGCTTTTTCTGAGTGGTACGAAGTACCTGGGCAGAAGGTTGATACGGATATTCAGACTGAGATCGCATCTCTTGATTTTGAAAATGTTGTAGAGGATGAGTTCACGTTCTTTCCGAATGTTGATCACATCGGAGACGATATCTGTTACCGGAAGGTGAGCATTGAAGAGTCCATAATTCTTGCTAGAACAATGCCAGATTGTATGGGGTTCAATACACTTGGATTTTTTAAGAAAGCTATTGATACGACAAAGTTAGTAAAATCGCCATATTTTAGTCCGACCGACGGAATTTATGTCAAGAAAGTTCCCCAAAAGAAACCAAAGGCCGAAATTGTAGTTCCAATAGTCAATCCTGTTAAGGTCAAGATCATCTGTGGCTGGGAGTCTTCTGAGTCATTCGTGAATAAACTTTTAAATGGTCCGTTCCTAGACCCTAGTTTAGAGCTCACATCTTCAGATGAAGCTGATTATTTTGTAATATACAACCAGCCTTCCCCCGGAGAGTTTTTCGATCCAAAGCGAACTATTGTGCTTCAGTTAGAACCTTGGGTACATGACAGTTCTAAACCATGGGGAGTAAAGACTTGGGGAGATTGGGCAAATCCTGATCCTACCAAATTTTTACATGTGCGCACTCATAATACTTTTTTGGCTCCAGCACATTTGGCTATCCGCGGGGATATATATAATTTGCCTTCAAAGAAGGATATTCCTACCATTATCTTGAGCAATAAGTTAGTAGATACCGGCCATCAATTGCGGGTTCAGTTTTTGCGTGCTCCTGATCTACAAACACCTATTGACGTTTATGGTAAGGCAAACTTTCACAATATTTCCACGTATGTTGGAGAAGTACCTGATGATGAACGGTATAACGTATATTCCAAGTACAAGTACGCACTTGCGGTAGAAAACAATTCAGAGACCAATTATGCCAGTGAAAAAATTTGGGAGCCATTGCTATGTGAATGCTTACCGTTTTACTGGGGATGCCCGAATCTAGAGGACTATATTGATCCCCAATGCTTCGTACGACTACCACTCGAAGATCCCGCAAAGTCTTCTGAAATTATTCGTAAGGCGATTGAGGAAGATTGGTGGTCACAGCGTATTGATGCCATTCGTGCAGCTAAGAGCAAGATCATTAATGAGCTAAGCCTGTTTGCAACAATATCCAAAATTATCCGCACATCAACCAAGACAAAGGCGGTTATTCTAACCCTTCACAGTAGTAAGGCGCGTATACCAATAATTGAAAAACTCCAGAATGATCTTAACACTTTTGGAATGGGGACTGAGGTGTTTTATGGCGTGAATGGTAAAGATCTCATTATTTCGAATACAAAGGTTATATACAATAAGGAAACTAGAGCGTATAACCCTAAAGTACGTATAAATAAGCAGAAGATGACACTGGGAGAGTTTGGGTGTGCTTGGAGTCATATAAAGATTTACCAAAAACTACTAGCCGATCCAGATGCCGATAATTATCTTGTACTCGAAGATGATGCTAACATAGTTGGGGATCTGAGTGTCATAAGAGATTTACCGTTAGATTTTGATATTGCTCATGTAAGCGTAAGCGATATGCATCCTTTCATAAGAACAACTCCGGTGAATAAGTCTTTCTTCAATATCAAAAAGGAGTACTTTAACCGTTTAACCGGGTACGTTGTTTCAAAGGCAGGAGCAAAAAAGCTACTATCTATGACCAATGAAAGTATTAATTTGCCAGCAGATGATCTTCTTTCGAATAGCTTTATTATCGGAATGATTCAAGTTATTGTTCCACCAACTCCTGTTTTTACGTTTACGAAGGATATTGTATCAACGATTGACTCTATAGAGTCAAGATAGTTTTCTCTTTAGGGTGTTCTGGCAAAGTACCAGCAGCCCGATGAGTTTGAACAGTATTCCAAATATCCTGAAAGCTTTGAAGATTACTCGTGAGCCACATCGGATCTCGCTGAACCGTTGAGAGACGATACTTCTCAAATACCCAATATACAGTTGTCCACCACTCAGTTTCTAGAGTAGGCATCATTTCGCGGCGCCACGTTGCGACATCACGCTGGTCTTCAATTTCACGGTAGACAACCTTTCCACTCTCGTCAATCGCAAACCAAGATTTGTACTGAGCGGTAGATTCTAGCCATTCAGTATACGTCACTTCCTGAAACTTCATTTCGACATAATCACACTCGGCCATATCGGTACACTCCAGCTGTAGCTGCATTTGGTGATAGTATGTCGAAGGTATAGGTGTGTCATTAGAGAAATCTCGAGAAATTGGGCACTTGAACTCAACTAACTTTCCATACCGAGGATCGGTCTTGTCGGAAGTCAGAAGTATACCGTCCGGAGACGCACCCAGAAATGAATGATCGCGATGAGGAATGCATGTCGTATCTTCAATACGAACTCCGGGCTGAATATACGTCGTGTAAATATGCTTGGCAATCGGTTCAAACCGCGTTCCCCACATAAGAGCTTTAGGGCCAAAATTTGACTGCTGTTGCTGTCTAGGTACAAGTTTTGACATCACAATCTCGTGTTTGAGAGCTGGTGATGCGTCATGAACCGCCTTATAAATTTCAGAAGCTGTTAGCATTTCACCACGCTTAGTATGCCATGCGTCAGTGCGCTGATCATTATGTCCGTACAAAAGTAAGATCTGTTCAACTTTATCTAGGTCCATTTGAATATATAGGTTTAGATTAACTAAACCCGTTTTCAGGGTAGGTAAGAATGTTATAGTAAATGGAGATCCAAAGTCAGGAACAATGGGTACTTTATCGCCTCGAGCGATTTTATACCCTCAAGAACACTGAGCGTGTTCGTGACATTCTGTCGGGGAAGTCTAACCTATCTCTTCGCCTGATTGATTGGTTCGTGACCAATTATGCTAAGAAGTACAACATTTCGTATATGACGAAATCCAATAAGCATGTGATTGTGTACCTGTCGTACAAGTCTCATCTGAAGGCTTACAGCAAGAAGATGTTCGACCCGTTCTGTCGATGGAAGCGTATTAAGTTTCGGGAAATGGATACAACCGTTGGACAGCTGAATTTCTTTGAGTGGGCAATTTCTGATGAAGTTCTAGATTACCTTGAAAAGAACCGCGAGACGATTCATACCGATATGGAGACGCGCCTACACGAAGCCAAAGAAACTGATGGTCCAAAGAAGAAGCGGCACGAGCTTTCACACTCTGCTACCAAATCTATGACCCATCATGATGTGCGTGTAACTGTAAAGTTTGATTAACTTGTTACTGAATAATGTACTCGATTCTAAAAAACAACTATGTCTACCGAGATACATCGGAAGATATAGCTGATCATGATGATGATTATGATGCCGAGGAGTGGCATTATAACGGTAGGGATGTATACCGCGGATCTTTGGATCGTCAGTATGAATGGAACGTGTATTCTCTGTATGACGAAAACTCAAAACGGGTAGGTATCGCCGAGCATCATCCGGAACACCCAGAGATCTTTTTCTCGCTCTGGTTTGGTAAGAACGTGTTCTCGACGTTATTTCAAGAAGAATGGGAATGCAAAGATGCTACTGTTTGGTCTATTTTATCAAACGAAGCTTATCAGGATTGTTTAGAAGACGATTTTAAAACCGTCTTTGATAAGACGTTGAGCACGAATATTCGACTCATGACTCCCGAAATGGTAATCAAGATGCCAGAGATCCACGAATGCCCAAGATGTGGAAAGAAGTCGCTTTTACCTCTGAACGGTTGTCCCGAAGTAAAAAAACTTTACATTGATGCTGATTCCTCAGTACTATTCATTGATGAGTCTTTTGTTATGTATACTGCTCCCGCAGATTCACGTGTTTGGTCTAAGGTACACCCGCGCCCGCAGCCGGGCGACGGCGAGGCTGGCGACCAGCCGGCGCAGACACTGGAGTCTGCTCAGTCACCTCCTGAGCCTGAGACCCACCACCATAGCCCGAATCCTCATTCTGGGTCTGAGTATCCTGCTGAGCATGAGACTCCTCATCCTCTACAATCGTAGGGGGCGCAGCCGACTCGTCATCAAACATCTGCGCAGCCGTACGGCGCATCTGAGGGAATACCTGAGCAGCCGTCAGACGCCACGTCACACCAAAGCCACCACCAGCAATCACATAGATGCTGCCGCTGACTGCGAGGTTCGCCTCAACACCCTTTGGGAAGATTGAGGTCAGAGACTCGGGCGTAACATACGTCACAGGGTTGCGCGACGCATCCACGATCTCCGTAGACACGCGACCGTCATAGACAGGAACCTTGACACGGAAGCTGGGAGGATACTTGCCATTCGGCACGTACTCGCCATCCACCTTGTCGGTAGAGAAGCTCAGAATCCGCTTGAAGCTGTCACGAATCGCCTCCTCAGAACGCTTCTTGCCGAACCACTTGGTGCTGTTCTCCACAGCAGCCTTGATAATGTGATTCTCGAGATCGGCTAGGAGATTGTACAGCTTACCGATATCGTCGGCGCCGGTCGAACGATCCTTGCCATACGGGTCACATCCCTTCAGAGAGCCGATCAGCGTGTACGTCTTCATACCATTATCGCCCTCGCGCACTAGGCACCCGCCGGGGTAACCTACACGGGGCAGACGAATCAGAAGACTGTTGCTATTATAGCGCATCGTGATTGATGGATTGCGACCTGCCTTAGCCTGACCTACCTGGAACGTTACGTTGTTGACATCGATAGAGCTCGAGTGAATAGGGCCGTTCATCTTCTTGTTGTTGTGATCTTTATAGGTTAGAAAGGTGTAAATCCGTTTTCGGGGAAACAAAACCAAATTTGCGTTTTAGAGGAAAGGAAACGAGAACATTAAATAATGGTGCTGTGTGCGTCTTGTAGAAACAAGACAAGTAGTGAACAGTGTCCGTCCCAAGCCATGAAAGGATTGCTGTTTTGTGGCAAACATGCTAAGACCAAGACGAAGCGATTATGGGCAGACGCAAACAATGGAAACCAGAAAGCCATTATTGTCCAAAAAGTATGGAGGGGGTATTTTTTGAGACATAGATTGAAGTTGGCTGGAGAAGGTGTTCTGAATCGTAAAGATTGCCACAATACTGAAGAATTGGTGACTATGGATGAAAAGGGAAAACTGCACCCGCTTGATTATTTTTCGTTTCGAGAAGCTGATAAGCTTTGGTGGTTTGATGTTCGGAGTTTATACCATATTCTGAAAAGATCACCAAAACCAGAAAACCCTTATACCCGTCAAGCTCTAAGCATTGAAACGCGAAGACGATTACGTGACGTATGCCGAATACGAAAGAAGTTGACGATAGATAATTATCACGATGCTCCAAAACCTGAACAGTTTGCAGAGTTAGTCAACGAAAAGTGGTTGACCATATGTCAGATCATTGAAGAGAACGGGTTCTTTGATATGAACCACTTGATGTTTTCGTCATTGAATAGATCGCAGATGTATGTTCTGATAAACCTTATTCAGATGGACATGGTTGCTTTTGCGACTGAGCATTCTATACGCTCTAAGAGGTATCATTACTTGCAATGGTTGAGAACATGTTTATCAAATTTCGAAAAGAATAGAACAAACCGACTTCAATGTTCTTGGGCTGTTTCTAAGGTACTTTTATCAATTTTGTACGATTGTCAAGAGAACTACCCCGTGTGTTTCATAATTGTGAGCGCCATTTGTAGATTGTGATTTAAACAGGTAAGGACTACTAGTAGTATAACAACCGCGTTAGAAATGTCGACTTCTAACTCTGCCATTAAG